GTTTGGGCGTCATTTGGTGTTAATTTATGAGCGAACCGCAAAAAAATCGGACTAAGCGGGGCAAGCGAGCCAAGGTAGCCAATGCTATTCAAAAGCAGACGGGCCTTGGCCGCTCGCAGTCTTTCAAATTGGCCGGCGAGGTGGAGGACATCGCCAAAGTTAAAGATCTGACTGAGGCAAAGTTGTTGAAGGTTAAACTGGAGTGCCAGCGCATCGCTCGCCAACTGGAAATCGACAACGGCAAATATGTGGCACGAGATGAGGTGCGCGAGCAGGGGATCAAGTTGGGCGCGGTCGTTGCAGCTTGCTTAGATGCTTTAGTCGCAGTTTTGCCCGGACAACTCGAGGGATTATCTGCCGCCCAGATGGCCCCGGTAATCGAAAAAGAAGTCCACAAAGCAAGGAGCGCGATGGCTGATGCTTGCACCGGGATTTAGCGAAAGCGTTAAGACGGGAGACCGCCTTGGCATTGTCGATTGGATTGAAGCCAACGTCGAACTGCCGCACTCGGCCCGCAACCCGCGCTTCCGTAGGGAGACGGCTCCGTGGCTAAATCGCCCTCTGGAAGAAATCGCCAAAGACACCAACGACGAGGTAGTGATTTGCGCCCCGGTAGGGTCGGGAAAAACAACTCTCTTTGAGTGCTTGCTGGCATGGGTGGTAGCGCAAGCGCCGGGGCCGTCACTGTTTGCGGGGCAGACAGACGAGCTTTCAAAAGAGTGGGCTGAGACGCGGCTTGGCCCAGTGTTTGAAGCATCGGCTCCCGTGGCGAGGCTTTTTCCCCGAGATCGGCACGCCAAACGCAAAACCGAAATTTTATTCCCCCACATGCCGCTATTCATCGGCGGCGCCAACATTAGCAACCTGCAAGAAAAATCTATCCGCTGGTGTATCGGTGACGAAGTGTGGCGGTGGAAGCATGGCATGGTTGAAGAGTTCCGCCGTCGCACTCATGACCGTTGGAACAGCCGCGTGGTTTTGGTGAGCCAGGGCGGCGAGGAGGGCGACGACTTTCACGCAGCACAAGACCTTTGCGAGCAGTGGCAGTGGCAATGGTGTTGCCCGCATTGCCAGCGCCGCCAGCCGTGGCGATTTGAGATGGTGCGCTTTGAACGCGAACGCAAGCCCGATGGAAGCATGGATTGGGAGCGGCTGGCCGCGACAACCCACATGCTTTGCGCTGGGTGCGACGCCCGATTTGAAGACACGGCAGAAACGCGCCGACAGCTGTCCGCCTCGAGCGATTACATCAAAGTGGCTGACGGCATGAACGGGCGGTTGGCCTTCAACTGGAACGCGCTGGCCGTGTGGTGGATTGGGTGGGGCAAGCTCGCTGCCGAATGGGTGAGAGCTGAAGAAGCGTGGCAACGCGGCGACCGCGAACCGCGCAAGCAATTCCTGCAAAAGCGCATGGCGCAGCGGTGGGAAGACCGAACCGCGCATGTGAGCGACGATGCGGTGGTTGCTTTGCGCAACCCATCTTACAAACGCGGCCAGATGCCGGTTGCCCCGGCATTGGTGACATTTTGCGCCGACCCAGGACAAATGCAGACACACTGGTCGGTCATGGCGTGGACAGCGCAAGGGGAAGGCTACATCGTCGAATACGGCACGACCTTTGCCATTGAAGATTTGATCGGCATTGCCTCTCGCATGGAATGGCCGCTGGAAGGGCGCGACGATCCGGCCCGAGTCATGTGCGGATTGATTGACTCCGGCGACTTTACCGAGCGCGTTTATGCGACGTGCGCGCGGTCGGGCGGCTTGTTCTTTCCGTCCAAGGGATCGGCAGCACAGGCCGGAACGTGGGACGCCTCGCACTTAAAAGACTATCCGACCCTTGTCCTTTACCGCTACGTGGACTTTTCGGCCAAGGTCGCGCTTTACATCGAGCGAATCGCCAAAAAAGCCCCGCCATTGATTCACTTCCCCAGCGATGCCAGTGAAGACTTTTTGCTTGGCCACATGGGGCAAAAGATCATCGAGAGCGAAAAGACCAAAGGCCGAGTCTGGAAGAAGGTCGCAGGCGACCACTACGGCGACTGCACCAAGCTCCACCTTGTCACGTGGTGGGTAATGCGCACGCACTTTGAGGAAGCCGAGCCCGAACCTTTGACAGCCGCCCCAGAGACATGACCTCCGAACTGGCCGGCATCCGCAAATATCTCAAGCGGACAAAGAATCTATCGCAGTTGAAAAAGCTTGCTGACGAGCTTTACACGATCGCCGACAGCGAAGTGGTCATCACCAACGCGGGATTTGAGGGCGGCAGCACCAGCGGGCAGGCGCGGCGATACAGCAAGGCCGACATGCTCAACATCGTCGAAGACTTGATTGCCCAGATCGACCCCACGACTGTGGCCACCCAAGTCCGCAGCGCGGGCATGGTCTATGCCGATTACAGCGAATCCCTCGCGCGGCTCTGACGTTTGACACATCCGCCCGAGCGTGGCGGAAATCAAAGCAAAATCAAAGCGCGGCGGGTATCGCCCGAACGCGGGGCGACCCAAGAAAAGCGCGGCCAAAAATGCCGCCTTTGAAGCTGCCGAGCTTTACCAGCCGGGGCGGACGCTCATTTACATGCCGACGGTCGAGCCTCGGCAGGAGTTCCAGAGCGGCACGCGCACCAACATCATGCGCAAAGCGCGCTGGCTCTATAACAACGTCGGGCTCGCTGCCCGCGCGGTGGATGGCGTGGCTCGCTACACCTGTGGCACCGGCATCATCCCCGCCGCCCGCACCTCCGACGAAGCATGGAACAAGCAAGCCGAGGAACTTTTTGAGGATAGCTGTGGGCGCGAGGCGTTCGGCTTCGACGCGGCAGGACAGGTCAACTTCTACGAGGCGCAAAATTTCATCGTTCGCCATGTCGCCATCGACGGCGATTTCTTTGCCCAATTCGTCAAAAGCGACAACGGGCGCGCGCTCGTGCGTTTCATCGGCGCGGAGTCGGTCGGCAACGCTACGACCGGCCTTAATCAGGATGAATGGCAAGACGGCGTGCGCTCCGATAAATACGGCAAGCCCACGCAATACCGCCTGCTTACGAGCGAAGACCGCAGCAAATTCACCGACGTATCAGCCGACGACATCCTGCACTTCCGCCGCCCCGCGCGCATCGGCTACACCCGCAGCCCGTCTTGGTTGTCCCGTGCGGCCCTGCATTTGCACGACATGGCCGACATCGTCGCCTTCACCAAGCAGACGTTCAAACTCGCCAGCCAACCCGCTTTTATCATCGAGTCGCCCGACGCCATGCAGATCGGCATGGGCGCCGCACTCAAAAAGCAAGACCAAGGATCGGGCAGCGTCACCATCGACAAGCTCTATGGCCAGAGCGGTGTCATGCAGTTGCCGCCCGGCACCAAGCTCCAACAGTTTAAGAACGAGCACCCCGGCAATAACTTTCAAGCGTTCCTCGATTTCCTCGCCCGCGACATCTCATGGGGCATCGGCCTTTCGCCCGAGATGCTCTGGAGCGTGGCCGGCATCGGCGGGGCCAATACGCGTTATGTGCTGGCCGACGCCCAGGTGTTTTTCTCCGAGTTGCAAGACTGGCTGGTCAATCAATTCTGCCGTCGCTTTTGGAAATACTGGGTGTGGTCGGAGATCCAAGCCGGTCGTCTTCCGTTGCGCGAGGATTGGTGGAGGGTAGATTTCATCACCCCCGCCCGCGCCACGGTGGACTTCGGGCGCGACACCAAAGCCCTCCTTGAGATTGTCCGCACCGGGGCCATGTCCACCCGCCGCTTTGCCGAGATGCACGGTCTGGACGAAGAAGCCGAGGAAGACGCGGCCATTGCCGCTGCCGTTCGCCGCAAGCAAAAGTGCGAAGCCGCAGGCTTGGCCGTCACCGATGTTTTCCCCCCAGCGCCCGGCTCGCCGATTCCGCCGTCCGCCGCACCGGCTGACGATGCGGAAGGCGAAGCCGCACTCACCTCCGACGTTTGACACAAGCGGCCAAGCATGGCCCGAAAATGGTATGCGTTTAAGAACATTGCCGACGAAAGCGGCGAGGTTGAACTTTCTATCTACGACGAGATCGGCGCTTGGGGCGTCGGCGCAAAGCAGTTCATCGCCGAACTCAAACGCTACAAAGGCCAGCATATCCATCTGCGCCTCAACTCCCCCGGTGGCGAGATCATCGAAGGCAGCGCGATCTACAACGCGCTCACCCGCCACGAAGGCGGCTTGACCGTTCACATCGACGCCTTGGCCGCGAGCATGGCCAGCGTCATCGCCATGGCGGGCGACCCCGTTTACATGGCCGACAACGCCCTGCTGATGATCCACAACCCGTGGACCATGGCCGCCGGTGAGGCCGAAGACCTCCGCAAGCAAGCCGACCTGTTGGACACCATGAAGTCCAACCTTGTCCGCGCTTACCAAAAGAAAACCGGCATGGAGGAAAAAGCCATCGCCAAGCTGATGGACGAAGAGACCTGGCTCGATGCCACCGAAGCCGCCGCGCTTGGGTTTATCGACGCCATCGAAGACGGCATCCCCGCCGCCGCCAGCGCCTCCGATATGCGCGCGCGGTTTGACAATTTCCGCAAGGCCATGACCGTGAAAAATTCCGTCGTGTCCGAAGCCGAGGTGATCGCCTCGGAAGCCCCCGCCATTGAAGCCGAAGCCGCGCCGGTCGTGGAGTCGGTCACCGATTCACCCGCCGCACCCGCCGTCGTTGCCGAGGAGCCGCAGGCCGACGCATCCGCCGAAGAGATCGCCGCCCTCAAGCAAGAGGTTGAGCGCCTCATCGCCGAAAGCGCCAGCAAGGACGAGGAGATCAACGCGCTCAAAGCCGAAGTTGCCGCGCGTGAAAGCGAGGCCGAAAAAGCCTCCGCCGAATTTTCCAAGCTCAAAGAAGCGCATGCCGCCCTCGAGCGCGGCATGGGCGTTGCCTCCGCCTCGGTTGTCCCGTCCATGAGCAAAGAGGACAAGTCCGATCCCGTCGCCGAGTGGATGGACGCCATCGAGCGCAAGGACTACGCCGCCGCCGGCAAACTTTACGCCTCCCACAAGCGCGCCATCTGGGCCGCCCGCGAACGACTTTCCAAGGCCACCAGCTGAGGAATCCCCCAAACAAAACCAACCCCAAACAAACCAACTAAAATATGGCTAACGCATTCGATTCGGGACTGGTGGTCTCCACCATCTCGCAGCAAGTCCAGACGGTCTTGGCTAACCGCCTCGCCCCTCTGCGACTCTTCACAACTGACTTCTCCAACGAGGTCAAAAAGCCCAAGGACACCATCCAAGTTCCCATTGTGTCGGCGACAGCCGCCACAGCGGTCAACCCCACCAACTTCGAGCCCGGCTCGGACGTGACCGTGGGTAAAGCCACCGTCACATTGGATCACGTTGTTCAGTTTTTCGGCATTAGCCAAAGCGACCTCGCCCTCGGCCATCGCCTCGAAAACCTCATCAAGATCAACGTCGATGCCTTGGCCGACAAACTCTGGTCCATCGCCATCACGCCGATCACCACGGTCAACTACGGGGCGGCCTCGGTCACCACGACCACGATCACTCCCGGCAGCGGCCACTTGGCTACGCTGTGGAGCGCCCTCTCCAAGTCCCCAAACAAGGGCTTGGTGGTCACTCCCTCGATCTACTCGGCGCTCATCCCGACCAACGCGGACTTCCTCCCGTTGCAGAACGGAGCCTACGGGTTCGACCAGGGCATCTACTACGCCAACAGTTTCAGCGGCGCGGTCGCGGGCCTCGACGGCTTCGCCTGCTCGCGTGAAGCGGTGTGCGTGGCCTCGGCTCAACCGGCCATCGACCCTGCCGTCTCCTCGCAGTTCCAGATCAGCAACCAAGTGGTGACTCTGGATCAACTCGGACTCTCCGTTTACTGGAACGTCTGGGGCAGCACCAACAACCGCCAAGTCAACGCCTCCATCGAAGTCATGTTCGGTGCGGGAGCCGGTGTCACCAGCGGCACGATGGCGCTCATCATCTAAGTCTGTGTGTTCATCCTCCCGGCGGTCTGAGTGGTCCGCCGGGAGTTTTTAACAATTAGGGTTTCGACCCAAAGGGTCACGGTTCCACTCGCCGTGGCCCTTTCCTTTTTGAACCAGTGGCAAAAATTCACCTTGGGATCATTTGTGGGAACGAAGCGGACTACATCAACCGCTTCCTCGACAGCTTCCAGCCGCACGTAGATTCGATCAGCGTCGTTCGCGCGGTAGGCAACCAGATGCCCGACCGCACCTTGGACATTGCCCGCGCGCGCGGTTGCATTACCGGCGAGTATTTCAACGCACCGGGCAACGACTGGCCGCACGTGGACAACTTTGCCGCCGCGCGCAACCAGACCTTTGCCTTGGCTCCCGCCGATGCCGAATGGCTCATGTGGGCCGATTGCGACGACCTGCTGGCGCCTACGGGCGCGCAAGTGCTATCCGAGATACGAGCAGGCAAGCTGGATGCGAAACAGGCCGTCTACGCCCCTTATGTGACATCCATGCAGGGCAGCTACGCACGCCGCATCCGTCTTGTGCATCGGGAAGTTTACGACCGCTGGATCAACTGCATCCACGAGGACATCGAGGTGAAGCCCGATACGCATGCCGCATGGTGCCAAGAGTTGCAAGTCATCCACATGCCGGCCGTCAACAAGCGCGGCAGCGTCGAACGCAACAAGCGCATTTTAACCGCCATCCCCGAGGACAAGCGCACCGGGCGGGAATGGTGGTTCCTTTTCCGCGAGTGTGAAATGCAAGGTGACATCACCGGCGCGTTAACCGCCGCCGTGGTGGCCACCGGCCGCGACGATCTGGCCAAAGAAGAAAAATATCTGGCTTACCTTTCGATAGGACGCTGGCTCAAAGACATCGAGGAGGCCGAGCGCCCGTTGCTTGAGGCCGTGCGACTCATGCCGCACCGCAGGGAAGGCTACGCCGAGCTTGCCAAGGTGCATCTGGCCCGTGGGGATGCCGCAAAAGCCGTGGCGTGGTGCAAGAGCATGGAAGCGCACGACGATCCCGACGATGCCTCATGGATTCACGACGCCAGCCTCTACGGTTGGCGAGCGCATGAATTGAAGTGTGCCGCGCTGGCCAAGTCGGGACGCACCAAAGAAGCCGACAAAGCCCGCCGCGAATATCGCAAACGCTACCGCCCGCGCATTGCCGTTGGGCATCCGACTTGCCGCCCGGAGCAAGCCATCAAAATGCGCGAGCTTTACCTTGAGCGCGCCGCGCGCCCGGAGCTTGTTTCCTACTGGTTTGGGGTCAACGAAGGCGACACCACCGTGGTCGAAGGCATCAAGCACTATCCGCACGCTGTCAGCGAGGCCGTGCCAGCCGGTTATTCCTCCGCCGTAGCGAACTACAACGTCGCAGCCAAAGCCGCCGCCGAGTCGGCCAAGATCGTTCTCATGGCGCAAGACGATTGCTACCCGCCGCACGGCTGGGACGAGCAAATCGTGCAAGCTATGGAACCGCACAAAGGCAAGCCGACCGTCCTGCACGTTTTCGATGGCTTCCGCCGCGACAAGATCATGGTTCTGCCCTGCTTCAACTGGCATTACTGGGCGGGGCGGCCGTGGCTGTTTAACCCCGAGTTCGACGGGTATTGGAGCGACACCGAATGGTCGTGGCGCGCTTACAAGGAAGGCGTGGTCAAGGACGCGCGGCACATCAACTTTTATCACGACCACCCGATTTTTACCGGCGCAAAATCGGATGCCGAATATATGCGCCAGCAAAACCCCGAAGCCGAGCGCCGAGGCCGCGCGGTCTTTGAACGGGTGGCTCCCGATGCCGTCGCCGCCGGATGGTAACGCTGCAAATCCTCATTCCGACCATGCCGTCCCGCGCGGCCATGTTGGATCGTTTGCTCAAAGCACTGCAACCGCAACTGGCCCAGCATCCGTCCGCCAGCTATTTGATCGACGCAGGCGAGGGGACCATCGGGGCAAAACGCCAGCGCATGATCGAGTCGGCCGAGGCGGACTATATCGCGTTTGTCGATGATGACGACATGGTGTCAGCCGACTACTTGGACCGCATCGTGCCTTGCCTCGCGTCACGCCCCGATTGCGTAGGGATCACCATGCACGTCACCATGGACGGCCAAGACTGGCACCCATCGCCTATCTTTCGCCACAGCCTGCGATTTAGAGAAAACTTTGTCTGGCACGGCCAAGACCGCACGCCGCACCACCTTTGCCCGCTGCGCCGCACCATCGCCCTGCAAAGCCGTTTTCCCGATCTCATGTGGGGAGAGGATTTCCGCTTTGCCCTGGGGATTTTACCGCACCTTAAAACAGAGGAATGGAGCGGGGACGAACCGGTCTATTTTTACGATTACGTGAGCAAAAAAGGTGACCCGACCTTTGACACTGGCCGGCCGATATGACCTCAGCTGCCGTTGCCGCATTTTGCCGCGACCACTTAGCCGCAAAACTGGCCGACATTTTCGGTTCAACCGTGGTCATTGACGGCCGCTCGTTTCGCGCGGTTGTCAGCACCGGCGAGCCGGAGCTTAACCTCGAGTCGGGCGGGTTTAGCCAGCCGGTGGAATTTGTCGTCCGCATTGCCAAGGCCGATGCCGCCGATGCGCCTTTCACCAACTGGAAACCATCCCCCCCGCAGACCAAAGGCGCTATCAGCATTGAAGGTCGCAACTACCGCATATTCTCCGTGCGTCAAAACTTCACCCCCCTTGCCCAAGAGTGGATTTTGGAGGTCGGCACGCCATGAACCCGCTGAACGTCGAAAAGTGCATGGCCGTCTATTTGCGCAGCGTCACCGGCATCGCCAACGTCATCCCGGTGCATGAGTCCATCACCGCCGACGACATCGACTTGGAAAAATCTGCCATCGTCGTTGAAGCCGAAAACACCGAGCACACGAGCGGCAACCTTTATCTTTCCACCGTCAACGTCAGCCTGCGCAGTCCCGCGCTATCCGTCACCCAAGCCGACCACCTTTCCCGTTGGTCCTTGGTTGCCGGTGCGCTCAACAACCAATCGTCTATGGCCTCGAGCTTCACCTCGACCATCAGCACCGGGGCGCTGGGCATCACTTTTAACGGGCGCTACGTGCGCTCCATCAGCACTTCCACTAGCGACCGGTCGTGGATAAACGCGGCCGAGGTCGCCGTGGGCATCGGCACGATTTGACACGCTCCTTAAGCGTATGCCCTCCATCGGTATCACTTTAACCGACATTGCCGAGCCGTCGAACTCCACGACTGAGGAGTTCAGCAAAGAGCAAAGCGTTCAGATCGTCACCCTGCGCGACAAAACCGGCGTGACCAAACACGCGACGCCACTTGGCTACGGCACCACGACTTTTACCCGTCGCGGACGCGGAGCCGCCAGCCTCTCTGACGTGACAGCGGGAGCCATCTCCGAAGGCACGGCCAAAATCTTGTCGGTACGCAATACGCAAACCGCCGACGATTTTCCCAGCTACGAAATCACCTCAACTCAGAAAGACGACCTCTAAGCCATGCCCTCCACCGTTGCAGACATCGGCGTCACCGCCTATTCGGACAACCTCACGCAAAGCGTCGAGATCAGCAAGTCTCTTGAAGAGCTGGATATTGCCGAAAAAGACGGCACCTATGGGCAGGGCAAAGCCTTCGACCCGACCTTTGAGGTGTCCGTCAGCGGTCGCGGCGACCTGCCCGCGCTCACGCTGGGCGGCACGGCCAGCATTTCCGGTGTTTCCGGTGGCGTCTCCATCATCACAAACATTTCGCAAACCGAGCGCAACGAGGACTACCCCGACTGGTCATTTACCATGCGCAACTTCCCCGGCGCTTCCTAAGTTTTCATGCAAATTCGAGTGGTGAAATCGCGGGCCGACAACCCGCTCGCAAGCCTTGAAGCGGCCGCAGCCATTGCCGCCTTGACCTTTGGCTACAAGCTCATTCCCAAGGACGAGGCGAAAAACTTTGAAGATTACGTCGAAGAAACCGCAGGAGGCGCATACCGCGAGACCCTTTGGGTTTTCAATGATCTGAGCACGGCCAACATTGCCGGCGAGAATGTCGCACTCAAAGACTTCCTGCAGCGTTTTAACGACTTGAAATGGTGCGACGAGCATGCCGATTCGCCCATCGCCAACCTGCGTCACCACCACGAGAACGTCAGCTTGTGGCGGGAGCATTTTCGCAAAAACAAGCCGATGATCATGATGCGCAAAGGGCAGCGCGTTTTAAAAATGCGCTCCAATGCCACACCCGAGGAAAAAGCAAAATGGCTAAAACTACTCTAACCGAAGATGCTTTTATCGAGCCCCGCCTCAAAGAAATCGGCGACTTCAAGCTGCGCCCCTTCACCGTCGGCAGCTTGCCGCTGTGCAAAAAGCTGGGCCTCACGCAATTTACCGGCGAGGCGCCCGCGCAGCCCATCGACCAGATCGAGCAAATGCGTCAGGTGTCCGGTTTTCTTTGGGCGCACTGCGAGCCCATCGACCGCATCCTGCAAGTCATCCGCGACCCGCAGAAGATCGAAGACGAGTTGCTGCGCTACCAGCTTTCCATCCCGCTCAATATCCTGCCGGAAGTCATGGCCGAGATTCAACGCGTCAGCGATATGGCGGCCGCCGCGCAAGTCGAGATCGTCGAGAAGCCCAGCAGCGGGCAACGCCAGGAATCGCCGCCGGGAAACTAATTGAGCCAGCGTGGATCGCAACCTTTGCCTTCACGCTGGCGCGAGAAACCGGCTGGCCCGAGCATTACATTCTCTGGGAACTCCCGCTGGCGCGCCTCCTGCAATACCAACACTGCGCTTTGCGCGCCAACGATGTCTGGACCGTACCACCCGGTCCGCCGTCTGCTGAAAACTCTGCGGCCTTCGATCGCCTCGCAGCTTTGACAGAGCGCTTTGAGACAGAATGAAAGCGACTTTTGACGTAGATGACGCCGAATTTCAGCAAGCGCTGAAAGCGTTTTTTGCGACGAGTCGCAAGTCCGTTGCTAACAACTTAAAAGACGAGGGAAAGCGATTGGTCAAAGCCATTGTCCAGCTTACCCCTCCGAACAAAGAGAAAGAAAACAAAAAGGGCGAGATCAATCCGACATACAATCTGTCTGGTGGCAAAAAAACCGTCGCAAACGATTTGGCAAAAATTTTTCGTCAAAGCAAAAGAGGAACTGCTAAACCGGAAACATTTCACAAAAGGTTTCGAGACAAGCGAGGACGAGTAAGGTTTAACCTAAACAAGGGTAAGACCGATAGACGAATCAGAATTGCCACCTTGGCCGAATATAAAAAGAAAATGCAAGCGCGCGTCGGCTATATGGCGGCGGGCTGGAAAGCCGCCGCAGCTTCACTCGGAATCAACCTTCCTGTCTGGATTTCTAAACACAGCGCGGCAGGAAAGGGGCGCGTATTGCTTAACGGAGAAAAACTGACAATCGAGCTTTCCAACAACGTGGTTTATCCCGGCGCAAGGTTTTTGGTCGAAAGGCGCGTAGACGACGCGCTTCGGTATCGCGCCAGAACAATGATGAGTCGCGTCAATTTTCTTATACACAAGGCCGCAAAGGGCGCAGGATTTGAAGCAACTTAGTCATGGCATCCGTAACCTCAAAACTGGTCTTAGACGCTTCTGGATTTACCAGAGGAATAAAGACGGCTCAAGGTAGTCTTTCCAAGTTCAAGGCATCTGCTGGCCCTGCCGTCATGGCGGGCATTGCCGCAGGCTTTGCCGCAGCAGCCGCAGCCGCCGCAGGGCTCGCCGTAGGGGTCAAGGGCGCTCTGGACCTCGGCGGGGCGCTCTCCGACCTCTCCACGCGCACAGGCGTGGCCGCTGGCGAGCTTCGCATCCTGCAAGAAGCCTTTGCCCGAAACGGACTGTCTGCCGAGCAAGTCGGGCCAGCGATCAACAAAATGCAGCGAGCCTTGGTTGAGGCGGGAGAAAAGGGCGGCGAGACCGCGCGCGTTTTCGACACCCTTGGGCTTAACTTAAACAGCCTGCGCGGCATGGATGCCTCCTCGCAGTTTTCGGCCATCGGAGACGCCATCAACGCCTTGCCCGATCCCGCCGCGCGAGCCGCCGCCGCCATGCAGCTCTTCGGGCGCTCGGGTGGCGAGATGCTCACCCTCTTTGCCAACTCGGGCGCAATGGCAGAAGCTGCCCGCAGCGTGGGCGATCAGGCCGACATCCTGACCCGCAACGCTAACTTGTTCGACCAAGCCTCCGACATCCTCGGCAGTGTGGCCACCAAGATGCAGGGCTTTTTCGTCGGCGTGGCCGACACGCTGGTCCCCGCGCTCATGCCGCTCCTCGAGGCGGCCGATGGCATCGACCTTTCCGGTCTCGGTCAAGACCTGGGCAACGCCATCGCCTTTGGTCTTACCATCATCACATCGGGAAACTTGGGCAACATGCTCACAGCGCAACTCAAGCTATCCGGCGCTCAGTTTGTTAATTTGCTTGTGACAGGAATGAAAGGCGCTGTTGCGTTTTTGGGTCAACGCTTTGTTGATATTGCAGGCGATTTTTCAACGGTCATGGCAGAAATGGCTACGCCTGATTTTTGGAAAGGTATAGACACAGCTTTTAAGATTGCATCTTATCGTTTAGGTGCAGCTTTAGATCGTATTTTAGCGAATATAAACGATGCGTTAAGCGTGGTTCCGGGGGTTGGTATAGGACGCGCAAATCGAGCAAGCACTTTGAGGCAAGGTGCGTCCACCTACGAAAGAAATGCAGACATCTTGGAGGAAATGCTTGGTGAAAATAAGTCGATAGCAAGGATCAAAGATCGTCTATCACAGTCTTTAGACAACGCCGTCAATGCCGCTGCGATTGCTATGGAGTCGGCAGGCGAGGCTATCGACACCACCGAACTGCAAGCCGCCCGCGATGGTTTGATCGGCGAAATCACCACGCAGATGGAAGCCAACCGCGAAGCGGCCCGCGCGCGCTTTGAGGCGACCAAGACACAGACACCGCTCATGGAAGACCTCGAGGCATCGGCCGGCAAGAGCAACACGGGCATCATCGCCCAGAGCTTGCAAAAAGTCGGTGGCGGCGCGGCCTTTGCCCGTTTCTCCGACGCGGCGAATCCTGCTGCGCAAGCCGTGCGCGAGCAGCAAAAGACCAACAACATTTTGTCACGCATCGAAAACAAACTCGCGCCGCAGCAAATGGCGCTCATGCCCGCTTAAGCTATGGCCTCAATACTCACCGCAGGATCACGCACCACGATCACCCCGGAAGGCCGGAAGATCGTGCAAATCCCCGTCAGCACGACTGGAGTCGACGAAGCCGCCTCTGCCCCGACCGCGCCCAGCGGAACAAGGCTGGTGTCCTACGAATATACGATTCGCGCCGACGGCGGCCGCGACTACAACTTCATTTTTGAATCCAACGGCAGCACACCCGGCGATTCACAAATACAAATCAATGGCACCGCCGCGCAGGAACCGATTGAGACGCACCCGAAATTCAACGGACAAGAAGGTTTTGGCACGGTAAACGACGCAGACCTTGCCGCCATCCGCAAAGCATTGAGCGACGGTGGCACGCCAGTATTTACTGGGACCGGCATAAACAAAACAGCAGCAGAGAACCTTTATTCTCTCATGCTCAAGGGCGTCACGCATTACTACACCCCAAGCGGCATCACTTATTCCGAGACGTTCGACGAAACAACCAAGCCCGACCTAAATGAGCTTTGCACCGTCGACCGTCCTCCGACGGACGCACCACGCATCCCTTCGGGGTCAAATTGGCTGCTCATTGGCGTCCGATCGAACAAAGTTTACAGTCCCGATACCGGAACGTCCTTTTGGCGTGTCACCCGTGAATGGCTGGCCAGCGGCCCGCGTGGATGGAACGCAGACTTTGAAATTTACACCTGACAACCATGCGTCACGGCATCCCAGAGTTTCGCCCCCGCCAGCCGCTTGATCGTCAATTAACGGCCGCCACGCTAAACGATATACGCAAGGAGTTGGAATCTTTGCGCATCACGCGCGTCGTCAACGGGACCGTGCGCAAATTGCCCGGCGGCACGGAAATTACCGTGCCACCACAGCGCGGCGGCGCGCAACCTGTGGCAAAACAGCCGTGGGACATTACCGCTACGCTTAACCCAGACAATGAAAGTCAATACATCCTGCGGGTGCAGGCTGGCACTCTCAGCGGGGTTTTGCCGACGAATTGGGACGACGAGTTCACCGTGGCGGCGACTGGCTTGCACTACGCGAAGGCCGTGGTGGCGACGGATGGGCGGGAAATCACCAGCGTCACCATCGAGATCGACACGACTGCTCCGGTGTCGCAAACGCCGACGCTCTTTGCCGTCGAAAGCAACATCGATGTTTTGTTTGGCATGTTCATCGAGGGGCAGGCCGTCCGCACTATCGCGGCGGGCAACATCGAGCGCACGCCGCGCGTCTGGTTTTCTGAGCCTCGGCAGGACTCGCTGCCGGGTGAATCGCAATTCAACGACTACTTTGTCCTGGCGCCATGATCTCATGGACCGTGCCTACGACGGTAGCCGTGACCACTTCACGCAACTTATTCACTCGGTCGTTTAGCAGCGCATCTACGTCCTCCTCTACGGCTTCGCAAACATTTGGTTCGGGTGGTTCGTCATCTTCGTCGGGTTCGACGACTTTCTCCTATACATCCTCGAGCGCCTCGACCGAGGAGATGCACAGCACGCATTATTTGCGGTCGACCTCCAGCGCAGAAGGGACTGTCTCCGTCAGCGGCAGCACGACATCAGCGCGCTTCACCCAAGCGCTGTCTGCACTCACAACCACCAACCAAACCGCAACGGTTAACGTGCTTTATGGCTCGTTTATGTCGAGCACGGCGTATCCCAGCATAGATTACAGCGACACGGATTATATCGACTTTGCCGACCTGTATGATGAGAACCTCAACTTCAACTTTCCGCCGGTCCATGCAACCTTGGGCTTGACCGTCACCACGGCCACCACCACCGCCGCGTCGGGAACGTCCACGTTCTACCGGTCCACCACCGCAACCAGTTTGTTGACTTATTGGTTCTTCTCGACCGGCACGCTCACACGACCCGAAATCGGCGTGGTCAGCACCGGCACGCACACGGCTATGGCCGCCGCGACGATCTATCAAGCGGGCGGGCCATTCGGAGCCGGAATCTACAACAACCAGACGGCACGCCACGAGGCGCTTTACGAGATCACCAGCCCGCAAACATTTTACAGCGCGCCGGTGGACGCGCGATCGCTGGCGCAAACGGCAACCCGCATCACCGTCTATCCTACTGCGACAATCGAAGAAGCCATCGTCACGACCACGACGGCCGCATGGTCAACAACGCTTGGGTCATTCAGCACTTCCATAACGCAAGCCTTGAGCGGCACGACAAATTTCACCTTTTCCAAAAGAGGCGCATTGAGCCAGTCATCTTCTGCCAGCGATACCAGCTGGATCACGGCGACGAGCACAAGGTCAGTCACGGCCAACTGGTCAGTCACCGCATCGTCTTCCGGCTCTTCGACCGCATCTTCTACGCTTAACAGCAGCAACAGCAGCGCAACCTATAGCGGCGAAACTTTGCGAACGACCAGCACACAAGGTGCATCGGGGCAAACCGTCATTCGCAACACCGCGCTGGCCACAGAGTTGCCAGTTTTGATTTACCCAACGAGTTACGCAGGCGCAGAAGGCACTTATTACGGAACTCGCAGGATTACCTACGGCAAAAGCGGCTGGGCGGTCAACGGCTCGGTAGGGCGCACTTACACAGCTCCCTCCACGGGGCCATCGTCCGCCTTCATCGGCCTTTTTTTCAGCGCAAGCAGCACGGCCGGCATAAAAGTTGTGCTCGACCAAGCGGACAGCCGTTTCACCATTCGCGGTAACTCACACACCACCACCGCGACTACGCTTTCGGGCAGCGTGCCGACGACCACCACGCGCACCGCGCCGCCCGGTGTGACCTACGCCACGAGCGCCACAACTTCCAGTTACCCAATCGGCGTGAGCGGGTCGCTTTCTACGTTTTCCGTAAATGACATATTTCAAGAAGTGGGCGGTCTACCATCGCGCATCCGTCATTTTGGCGGCGGGCCGTTTGCCGAAAATTGGACAGTTATCGAGGAGCCGTTGCCCGCTGCCGCTTACAGCGACATGATAAACGACACGACCGCCAGTTTCCTTGGTCACGACACGTCATATAGCGGCGAGCAAACCGCGCCGCTGAGTCGTTTTACGGCCGTCCCCTATTTGCGCGCAGGCGGCAATCAAACTTTTGGAACCACCGCAGACCGCATTGTGTGGTCCGAACGCCGCAACGAGCTTTGACATCTGCCGCGCGGCTGAGTGCTGGCGATAGCTACATACGCAACCAAGGCTTATTTTCATTGTTGGCCGCAGTTTTTGCGCCGCATTGCCGCTGCCGCCGGACACCACGCCGAGGCGCACTTCATTCTCGCCACGGACCAGAGCAAGGAAGCAAAAGAGGCCATCGAGGCGGCGCGGGTGGAGCTGCCGGAGGGCTGGCGCATCCAAGCCGTGCAGCTACCGCTCGAGGACGGCGGGCCGGAGGGCAAAGATTACAAAGAGCCCGCGCAAATGCGCATCGCCGCGTTGCAGGGTGCGGCCTTTGCCGCTGCGCGAAAGATTCGTGCCAGCATGCTGTGGTCGGTCGAGTCCGACACGCTTGTCCCGGCCGACGCTCTGCGCGTGGCGGAGTGGACCTTGCAAATGCCGACGGAGGACGGTTCACCCTACTACGACATCGCGGCCGTCACGTATCCGAACGGTCTTTTCTTGGGCGGCTTTGGCACCCCGCAGAATCCCATTGCCGAGGACTTCACCGAAAAGGAACGCAAGCTGCCGCCGCGTCTTGTCCGTGCCTTGGCCGCTTGCCGCGCGCGGCTCAAAGACTGCACCGACCCGCAGATCAGCGAGCGCGAAGGCAAACGCCTGCACCGACTGCATGAGCGCGTGAAACGCTGCCCGCCGGAGGGCAACGTGTGGGAGGTCACGGCTAAGCACGGCTGGCGTCGTCGCGGTTGGATGGACTTTGCCTATCCCGGCATCGGTCGCGGGGCCATCGTGCCGTCGGATTGGTGCGGGCTCGGCTGCACGCTGCTTTCCGCCCGCGCGCTGGCTTTGGCCACCTTCGAGGGCTACGACGGTCGCGGCACGCAAGACCTCTTTTTGTGCTGGCACCGCTGGCACCCCGCCGGGCTACGCATCGCCGCTATACCGCACACGGCTGCCGACCACGTGAAACACCGGCCAAAAGACGCACCCGCCGATGCTCCGCCGGTGATCCATTATCGCGCGTTCCATGAGACCGAGGGCGAGTATCGCGGCCACCTCCGCGTGCGGCAGCAACCTTGGATGCCGGTGTAGCCTCGCATGTTTGACATGGCGGCAAAGTCATCATGCGCGTTTACGTTGACCTCGACTCTCGAGCTTTTGTCGTGTCGCCCACGCTTTTGCAGCGGGTGACACAATTATTTTTCACCCGCCGCGATGCGCTGCCGCTCGAAGTGCAATTTGTGCGCAACGGCACCGTGCAAGAGCTTGGAGCGGGCGCGACCGGCCGATTCGCCATCAAGGCGGCCGGCAGCTATGACGGCGATTATCTCGCTTATGCCGGGTCGTGGACGAAAAGCGGAAGCACCACCAGCACGATTTACACATTCACCCTTTCCGTCAACAGCAGCGAGCTGGACGACCTCTTCCCGCAGGACGACGAGGAATCTGTCACGGCCATTTGCGAACTTGAATGGACGGTTTCCACGCAGGTTTCTTCCACGTTGCCGTGCGCGGCGACCGTTTACAACGACGTCATCCGCGCGCAATCCCCCGGCAGCGACGGCGTGGCCAACGTGCGCCTGACCATCCTGCAAGGCTCGACGTTCTCGCAGGAATTCGTGTGGAAAACCGGCGACCCGCTCACCGAGGTGGACCTCACGAGCTACACCGCGCAAGCGCAGGCGCGCGCCACCTACACAAGCGAGACAACTTTATTCGACCTGACGACCGAAAATGGAGGAATCACGCTGGGCGGCGAGGACGGCACCATCACCCTCGACATCTCCGCCGAGGACACTGCCGACTTGGCGGCGGGAACCTACGTGTGGGACTTGGAACTGACCGTCGGTTCCACCGTGCGCCGCCTCATCGCAGGCAAAGTGATCGTCTCGCCCGAAGTCACCCAATAATTTACCATGAGCGACGTCATCGAAATCGTTGCGCCGACGCAAACCGATGTGGTGGAGGTTGTCGTCCCGGTCACCCCGCCGAACCAACCAGAGGTGCTCGAGGTCGCGGTCGCTGGCCCGCAGGGACCGGCAGGCACGCTTTCCGGCGTCACAGGCAGCAAAAATACGCCCGTCGATGCCGACAAATTTGCCATCCTCGACAGCGCGGCCAGCGATGCGCTGAAAACTCTTACCCTCGGCAACCTCAAAAATGCCCTGTGGGAGGCGAAGACGACCGCCTTCACTGCCGTCAGCGGCGGACGCTACGTGGCCAGCGGCACGTTCACCGTTACGAATCCCGCCAGCGGCAACGACGGCGAGATGTTTCAAGTCGTGGTGGCCTCGGGGACAGTCACCGTCAACGGTGTGGCCTACGCGGCCTCGCGCTGGCCGGTCACCGTGGCCCGCGTCTCGGGCTCTTGGACGACGCTGGCCAATTCGCTCACCGAAAACCTCACCCTCAACGGCACCAATTCGACCGCCCCGAACCAGACGGCGGCGAGTTCGAGTTCAATTATAACTCGCCAACTCCTCGACGACGCCTTTCTCGACACGCGGATAATCCGGTTTCGCGACGATTTTTTCAACGGCGGACGCACCAACGGCATCATTGGCGAGACGGGCTGGGGGACGAGCAACGCGGGCGGGGGAACACTGGTAGAGCGCTCTACAGTTGGTGTTATGCCGCACCACACAGCTTTGCGGCTAACGACAGGAGCGACCGCTGGCAACTATTTGCGAATTTACACGGCAAACGGCATTTTCGGCGCCAGCAACCCGGCGACGGTCGCGGGATGGCACGCCTTGGCCATTATGGCGTTGCCCGACGTGACCAACGTGACCGTGTCGGCGGGATTTTCCGCGAACCCGCTCGACCTCGACTTTAATTCGCGCCTCATCGGTTGGCGGTTCAAGGCGGGCGTGGATACAAACTGGCAGTTCGTCACGAAAAACGACGGTACGGCATACGCGTCTTCAACTCTGACTACATTAGTGGATAGCGGCACCGCGCCGGTCGCCGACACATTTTACAAATTTGAAATGCGCTGTGTCACGGCTGGCACGATTGAGTTTCGGCTCAATGGCGGAAATTGGCTGACCTCTTCAACGAACGTGCCGACCTCCAGCAACGCCGGTTTATTTTATGTGATCGTCGGCACGCAAACCAGCGCCGCCAGAACGTGCGACGTGGATCTCGTCGCGTGGAACCAGACCGTCGCCCGATGACCCTCCGCCTTGCCAACTCTACGCTGACCCGCTACGTCGAGCGATCCGGCTACTCCGCCGACGATGCCGTCTCGCTGGTCGGCGACCTCGCCGCAGTGGCGGAAGGGCTGCTGGCTTGGCTCACGGCACAACTCGCCGAGGGCGAGACGCTGGCCGATGTTGTGATCGAGGAGGCGGGCAACGTGGCGACGGCCTACGCAACAACCACGGACGACGAGGGCAATGAGGTGTCGGTGCCGGTGGAGTTTCGCAGCGTGCTCAACGCCGCTGTGAGCGTGCATGCCCCGCTGGGCTCCCGCACTTTTAACGCCAGCAGCGAGAGCCTGCCGGACGCACTGCGCGACGGGTTGCTCGCAGCATGGGAGGCGCTGGAATTATGAGCGAGCGTGAGAGCAACTGGGTCAAGTCGTGGCTGGCCAGCGTGTCCATCGTCCTCATTATGCAGGCCGGCACGCTCATTTGGTTCTTGGCAAAAGTGGACTCTCGCGTGGCCAACCTCGAGCAGGTGCAAGAGCGCGTCGAGACGCTCTGGGAGCACCACCTCCGCAACACACGCTGACCCTTTGACATGCCGCCGAGGGCATGAACTACTTGCTCGATCAACTCGGTCAGTCCTCGACGTGGCGCGGTCTTATTCTGCTGGCTGGCGCTCTCGGTTGGCAACTCTCGCCAGAGCACAACGAGGCCATCATCGCCGCCGCCATCGCGCTCGTCGGTGTCATCAACGTCTTTCGCCGGAGCTGAAATCGTGCGCCTTCTCTGCATCATTGCGGCCCTCGCACTCACCGGATGCGCGGGCCTCAAATGGTCCCTCGGCTACAACCCGCTGACCAAGCAGTGGACCGTCTCGGGCGAACTCCCGCAGCCCGGTGGCTACAAAAAATGATCTTCCTTTCATGGCTCTTACAAAAACTATCGCCCGCGCGATCTCACGCTGGCCCACCGGCGACCTCGCCGACCTCCTCAACCTCATCCACGCCGAAATCCACCGCCGCGCCGACGAAGCCCGCACTCAGCGAAGCGAAAGCCGCAGCGTGGCAACCCGACCCGCGAAGCGCGCGGAACATAGCCACGCTTGAGCCGACCACGGCCAAGCTCGCCACTGAACTCCTCCGCCGCCTCGCCGCCGAGGGCTACAATTTCAAAGTCACGAGCGGCACGCGCACGTTCGCGGAGCAAGCCGCGCTCTACGCCCAAGGCCGCACGGCGCCTGGCAAGCGCGTCACCAATGCCCGCCCCGGCTACTCGTGGCACAACTTTGGACTGGCGTTCGACGTGACGCTTTTTCAGGGCGAAAAGAACCCCGTGTGGGATCATCCCGCTTACGCCATCGCCGGCCAGATCGGCAAAGACCTCGGCCTGCGCTGGGGAGGGGACTTCAAAAGCATCATCGACCGCCCGCACTTCGAGCGCCCCATCGGCCTCTCCCTCGCCGAGGCGCGGCAGAAATACCCGCTCGGCCGCGTGGCGTAATCAACACGTT